TATACGGGTATTTTCAAAATAAGCCTTCGCAAATTGAAATAGTAAAGCAGGATAAACCTGAAAAATTCATTGAACCAAATAAACCAATGTACCGTATTTTTGAAATAGATGATATGAAGGAAATCAGGGGGCTTACGAATGACTATATTGTTCAAGAGAAATATGATGGTTTAAGAATACAGATTCATAAATTTGATAATAATGTTAAAATTTATACATTTAATGCAAGAGATATTACAGATAAAATGCCTCAGTGCGTAAAGGTATTAGAAGACCGAGTGTTTCCTAATTGTATATTAGACGCAGAAGCAGTAATGTATAAAGACGACGAAGCATTAGTTCGTGCTGATACACTTGCACATATTAATAAAAAGATAACAGAAGAGGCAAATATAAAAGCCCATGTTTTTGATATAATGTATTTTGAAGATAAGTCTGTCGCTACTGATAAATTAGAAGAACGATTAATGATTCTTATGAAAAACTTTTCAGCAAATGCCGATGAATTTGTTTTATTTCCAAACAAAAATAATACAAGAGAGGCCGATTCATTGGAAGAAATAGAAGAATATGCTATGGACATAATGAAAAACCCCGCTTCGGAAGGAGTAGTTATTAAAGATGCCAAGTCTTCTTATGTTATCGGGAAAAAGAAAAACCCTAAGTGGATTAAGTGGAAGAAATTTGTTGACTTAGATGTTATGGTTTTAGAAAAGAAGGAAAATAAAAATGGAACCTTTGGGTATAGTATGGGTATAGGTCCTGTCGAAGAAGATACTATTAAGGCAACAGAAATGAATGGGGACTTTTACATGAATGTAGGAAAAACGACGAATACTAGTAAAGATGTTGAGGTGGGAACTATTATTAGAGTTATGGCTGATGAAATAATGGGTAATCCCAAAAAGGGGTTTTCATTATTTAATTCTAAATTTCACGAAATTCCCGAAGTAAAATTACCTGACAAATTAATTACTCTTGAGTTTTTAACAACGGGAGGTAAGAAAAGTCTTGGGGATTACAAGATTGAGGCTCTTACAAAGTCTTATGAAATTAGCGACGGAATACACGGTCTTGTAAAATTAGATACAGAACTTAATTTAGATGGCTTCATTTTTCACGGATTTAAAGATGATAATTTAATGTCTAAAAATGCTTCTTTAGATATAGATTTTTGGAAAGAAGAGTTAAAAGACGCATATGGGAAAGATAATGGAAGGTTTTCTGTTTTCGTAAAACAACTACTTATTGACTACGGAACTTTATCAGCAAATGACATTTTTCAAAGAACAAAAAAACATGACCCTAAGATGATGAGCCGTCTTTTTGGAGATGATGAAAAATCTGAAAATAAAATGAAGGAGCGTTTAATGAAGGCCGGGAAACATTATGGCATTGAATATTCTGCTGGAAAATTTAATCACAACGACGATATATTAAACAAGGCTGAATTAAGAAAGGGTAAATTTGAACTTTGGATTACAAGTGATAATTACTTACATTTTGTAATTGTTTATCAAGGTAAGAAAATGACTTGGGAAATTAAGGTAAGCGGTGATGAACAAATTTATGACTTCTTAGGCGAGGCTGGTAAATATCCGTGTAAGCAAGTTAGAACTCCCGATGCAGAAACATTAATCGAAAGAGGACCACTAGTTTTAGGCGCACAAAGAAAGGGCTACCATGAATATATTTTAAACGGTAAGGAAGTTGAAACCAAAATACATTGTAGATATTTACCTGTTGGGGGTAAAGAAATATGGCTCGCTTGGACAGGCTATGAAACAAAACCTGCCCCTAAGTCAAGTGATTCTGGACTAATAAATATCTATGAAGATGATTCTTAGGATTAGATACCTTAATATAGTCCTTAGAATACAGAACCTATTATGCAATTAGAAACTCCTATGTTTGGTAATGAACCAAATAGCGGCGGAGAACTTATAATTCTTAAGTCAAATAACGAATGTGTTATTGCTGGCTACGCATCAGTTGATGTAGTGGATAAGCAAAATGACAAAATTACATTAGGTGCAATTCGTGAAGCGGCTGATAAATTTATGAAGCAAGACCGTTATAGAAATGTAATGATTACACATTCAAATGTTCAGGTCGGAGAGGTTGTAGACCAATATACAGATTCCAATGGTAAAGTCCTAAAAACAGGCGTTGATGATACAGGGTTTTTTGTAGTGATAAAATTAAGAAATGATATTGAAAAGGCTAAAGAGGTTGCACGAGATATAAGAAAGGGCAACCTTCGTTCCTTTTCAATAGGTGGACAAGCGATAAACAAGACAAACAGATATGATGCCGATACCGGTAGTTATAAGGAAATTGATAAACTTGAATTGCATGAAATCACCATATGCGAAGAGGGTATAAACCCTGAAGCAAAATTTAATCTAATTAAGGAGGATAAAAAAATGAATACAGAAATTGAAAAGGCTCTAAATGAGTTTAATGAAGTAATGGCTGAACTCCGTGAATCCACGGTTCTCAAGAATACAATGGACACTCTTGAACAAGAGGAAGAACTTGAGATGATGGATGAAATGGAAGAGGAGTCCGTCGAGCGAATGGCTGGCGAAGAAATGAAGGCAGAATCGGAAGATGATGATGTTGAGGAAGAAGACTATGAAGACAAGGAAGCAAAGTCCGAGGATTTTGTGGAATTTGTTGAACATAAGGCTGAGGAAATTAATACACTCGACCTTTCCCGACAAAATATTGAAAAGGCTTATACACAATTTAAGGCTGAAAGAGAAGAGGCTCGTGCTTACGAGGTTATCAAGGCTGAATTTGAAGCCCGATATAAGAACGAACTTGCAGTTGAAGCAGACGAAATTGCTAAGAGCAAGTTTAATGCCGCAGATGCTGTTCTTTCTCTTAAGGAAGAATTTTCTCAATTGAAGAAGTCTCTTGAGAACAACACAATCGCTAAGGCCGCAGAAACTCAATCTGTGTCCAATCAACTTAGTGAGGACTTTGGTAACATTTCAGAAATGTCATGGAACGAAGTTCACGAATTAATGGACAAATACAACAGAGGTGCTTAAAATGACAGGATATTTTAGAACAATTGAAGACTTAGAGCGAGCGACCTACGGACTATCCGGTGGAAGTAATATTATGAAAGCAGCACTTACGGGTATTCATCCTGTTCACGATGGCTCGGATGCAGGATTAACAGGTGGAGATGCTACTTTGTATAACTTGGTTTATGGACAAAAAGTTTGGTCTATGATTAACCGAGAAATTAACGCACTTTCAATGCTTCCTAAGAAACCGTGGAAGTCAAGTGGTTGGAGAGTTTTGAAGGGTCGTTCTATTGGTGGAAACGGTGATACTTTTGAACTTGCTGATTTAGACCTTTTGGGTGGACAAGCAGAAAACGCACAGATTTCCGCTATTGATGAAATTGCACCTTCTTTCGCAAACCTAAGTATTTCCCCTAAGACAATTGCACACACCTTCGAACTTTCGGAGATTTCTCAACTTCTTGGTGGAATGGATGATGGTATTGGAGATATTATGTCTACATACCGAGAAGAAGTTGGTATTTCACACGCAGAAGCGATGAACAAGATGGTTCTTACCGATTTAACTGCTAATGGTTTAAACGCACCTGCTGGAAGTGGAAAGGATTACGATAATCCAGAACGCTCTTTGCTTTCACTTTACAAGATTGTCACTACCTATGCAGAAATTAATGCCGCTTTGACAGAAACTCCAAGAGCAGAAGACAGACATAACATTTTTGGTGTTTCTCGTGCTTCTTCGGGAACTGCTCGAAATTTGACTGTTAATATGCTTAATACCGCCCTACGAAACTTGATGGCTCGTGGCGGTTCACCAAAGGTTATTCTAACCGGATATGACACCATTCAAACATTAGGAGAACTTCTCCAAGCCCAAGAAAGATTCATGGGTCGAACTGAAGTTGTTCCTTCTCACAGTGGTATTAAGGGAGTTAAGGGAAGAGAAGTCGGATTTAAGGTTGCTACCTATCACGACATTCCTATTATTCCTACTAAGGATATGCCAACAGGTGGTAGCGGAATTTCGGATATTCTTATTCTTGATACCGACCATTTGTTCTTGTGTACTCTTAAGCCAACTGAATACTTTGAAGGTGGTATGAATACTAAGGAGATTTTCGGTCACGGATTCTTGGGACACCGAGGACTTTACCGAACAATTGCAGAAACAATGTGTACTTATGTGCGTGGACAAGGCAAGTTAATTGACCTTCAATGAGGTGATTTAGTATGGCAAGTACATTAGCACTATTAAACGACCATCATGGACAAAGTTCACCTACTGTTATGGGACACCATTACTGCGTTGATGCTACACTAAATATTACTGAATATGCAGTTGCTGGAGAAGTTATTACAGCCGCATCTTTGGGATTAAGTAGTATTACACAGGCTATGATTTGTGGCTATGAAAGTGTGGCTTATGTTCCTAAGATTAAGGTTGATACCGATGGAACATATACAAGTAGTAGTAGTATTACCATTTTAGTGATTAACCCAAGTGGTTCCGACGCTGATGCTATGGCAACAGGCTCAGACGGACTTACTGATTTAGGAATGGTAAGACTACGAGTTTGGGGAACACTTTGAGGTGAACCCATGTTAAGAGTAAAAAATATCACAGGTGGAACTAAAACAATCTTTGGTAGTCAATACTTAGGTGGATTGACTTACGAGGTTGATGAGCGTTTGTTGGAATTTTTTATTAAGAATGGATTTGAAATCTTGGACTCCGTTGAGGCAGAAGAAACATTGGTTGAAGAAACCGTTGTTGAAGAAGTCGATGAAACGGAAGTCCTTGATTTCTCTTCAATGACTAAGCGTGAATTACAGGCTTGGTTAAAGGAGCAAGGAATTTCTTATAAATTTTCGGACAATAAGGCTACATTACTTGGTTTAACTGTGATAGAAGAAGAGTAA